ATCGTTGAACCGTTGATTAGCTCGATTCGTAGGTCCGTTTCGTTCTTCGTGTGGATCCAAACCTTCGGAACCAGCTTCTTTAACGCCCTCCACGCAATATCTTTGGCCATCCGGTACGTCGGGGCACAATAAAAAAACGTTTCGCCAGGTCGATCCAGCGCTCCACGTACCAATTCAACGCATGAAAGGTACGATTTGCCGAATCGACGACCGGCAACCAACACTCGGAAGCGCTTATCGCTCGAAAAAACTTGGCCTTGTGCCCATCGAAGATTGATAGGTTCGGTTTTTGTGCTCATGACTATTACATTACACAGGTTTTCAACCCCTACCCCCTCTGAGACGTGCCAGAACGTACTGTGAGCAGTTATTATCCAAAGAAACAGGGTCGAGACAGTAATGCAGCCCGAACTGACTGAAGCTAAGCAAGCCCGCGTTCGACGGCTCTATAAACGTCAGCTCGAAGGACTGTCGTCAACAGCTCTTGTCTACGATCACGCTGAGAAAGAACAGGTCTCAATTCAAACCGCTTGGCGCGATTGGGCCGATGTCAAAAAGATCGTTGATGAAGACTGGAAAGCTGACCGCGAAAACATGCTGGCACGTCTTCAGCACATGCGTACCAAACTCTTTAATCAAGCTTTGAAGAAGGGGCAACTACAGACCGCCAGCCAAGTGCTTGACTCTATTGGTCGCGTTATCGGTGAATCTGTTGAAACTGTCAACGTTCAAGCTCCTGAACTCAAGATCTCGATTGAAAATAAGGACGACTGATCCGGCGTTTTAAAAATTTGACCCCTGCCCCCACCTAGGGGGCTTTTTTATTACACGAGTGCTGTTAGTCAGATATATGTTTAAGTTCCCCGCTTGCTGTAAGACAGTGTAAAAACTGGCACACTACCCCCCTATGTGTACCCACTGGGGTGCTATACTATTGGTATCAGCAAAGGAGGAGAGAGTTTATCTCACTTCGCCAGCGCTGGTAACTAATACCACTTCTGTGGTATACTAGTTAGGTGAACAGGAACCCGACAGTGGCCAGCGGCCACCCATCCCACTAGGGCTCTGGCTAGCGCGGTTATACCTGGCAAGGGCCAGGGGCAGACTGTTCACCTCACTTCAGAACCTTGACAACTGAAAAGGTCCACCTGAGAGCGATCCCGCTCCAATCGCAGCCGTCACGGGTTCACCCTGGCAGTGCTGGCAACGGGCGAAGCGCGTTCACCTCCTCACAGAGGCGCTCTCAGCAAGGGACCAAAATCAACCCTACGAATCCTTACCGATGGAAACGACACACAGCACCAAACACGAAGTGCGCAAGGGTTCAATCGAACTCTGGAGCAGTTGCATTCGGGTCACCGATGACAATGGCGACAGAGTAGAAATTGACTTTCCGTACAGCGCATTACGTGATGCTTTGAAAAATTTTGTGGTTCACTCACTCAGTCAATCCACTCAGGAGGAACTGATTGAGCTGATGACAAAGGACATCAGAGAGCGTGAACAGCGCAGGCTTGAGCGTGATGCAGAGATTACAGCGGAGGTTTCAAAGTGAAGTCTCTGCTGTCTCTGCTAGCCGCTTACACAGCGGCTGGCGCTTTTGGTGTTGCCTTCGTGAGCAACATCACCGCACCAAGTCACAGCGGCACCCAGTCCTATGTCCGGGTAATCCGCTGATGGCTTATCTCGTGCAAGTCTGGCGAGGCATCCCACAATCAGGAGGCCTCGGTTGGGTGACCTATGGGTCGCCACGTAGCAGGAAGGAAGCCGAAAGGCTTCTTTTCTATGCTGCACGGATCCGCCCCAATTATCACCACAAATTGGAGATTGTCACCAATGCCCTTTGAAGTTTTTATGTATTCGTGGGATGAGATCTCAGGCCGTAAGGTCCTGGCTAAGGTCTCAACCCTGGAGGAGGCTGATGAAAAGCTGGATGAAATGTCCGAGCGTTTTCCTCATGCTTACATCGATTATCGTGGCGTCCCGGAGTAATCCGGGCGCTTTTTCATTCAATCATGACTATTCAACGCACCAAAGAGTACGTGGAAGCTGATCGCTATTTGTACGATCGGCTGCTGTTCTCTAAAGGATTCGCCACCATTGATTCTGCAATGGATGCAAGCTATTACGGCAACTGGGCAGACCCTGCCCGTCTGATGCTGTTTAGCTACGTCGAAGGCGACTGTTTGACGACCCAGTGCGACACAGCAGAGGAGTTCACGGCGGAGATCGTAAAAGTCTGCGACTGGCTCCGACTGAATAGCACTTTATATGGGATCGACCCAGGGTTAAAGGCTGCGGCCAAGAAGCCTTGGGAAAATCTCGGACTGTCTGACTTATTGCACTAATCACGCCCGGCTCAATGCCGGGTCTTTTTCATCATGCGAAAAATCGAATCCGAAATGGTGGCGGCTGTCTGGAACCACCGTAAATGGGGAAAAGCTAATACGCGTGTAGAGATCAAGGGATCGCACGCGATGGTTTTTCTGCATGGGAACCATATCGCGACGTTAAACCGTTTCGATAAGTGCCTGGAATTTTATGGAGGTTCCGACGATCGCTGGTTCAGCCGCACCACATTTAGCCGGTTGAATGCTTTGGCGTTGCAATTTTGCGGCGTCAGACCATTCTACACAAAGCGTCACGTCCCGATGATCAGCACCCGTAAGGGTGACCGTGAATGGACTCTACGTGACTTTTACAGCTTCAATGCTTCTGGTTGCTGAGCCCCTTACGGGGCCCCTTTTTTTATCAGCTTTTATGAGCTAAGCCGGATCAGGCAGTTTTCACCATGGCATTCGACAAGCTTTGAACGGATCCAGTTAAGGCGACCAGCAACCTTACGGCCATCATTGGTGTCCTTGTAGCAGTGGAGAGCTTCGAGCAGAAGCATCCACTCGTCAGGGCAGAAGTGGATGGTCTTAGTGGGTTCGGTCATGAATGGGTTCGTTGCCTTTAGTGGATTGTTCCTGTAAGATTTTAACAAGCGGAGTCAAGCCCCGGCAGGCTCCGCTCCAATCAACACACTTTATGAAACGCTCCAATGAACAGAAGGAAGCTCATCAGCAGCACGCCAAACGTCTGTTAGATCTCGGCTTCCGCAAAGCCGATATATCGGCAACGCTTCAACGCAAGTACAACCTCAGCCGCGCCACTGCTTACCGTGACGTGGATGAAGCAGACCAATCTCGCGAGATTGAAGATCTGACGATTGAAGCGGATGCATGTCCAATGATCAGCCTGGAGGACCGTGATGCGCTTATGCGCATGACGCGCCAACTGATCATCGACTCATACAGCGACGGCAATGTTCAAGACTTCTCTCGTCTTGTCCGTGAATACGAAAGGCTTGCCCGTATGGGTGGCCTGTCTCAAAAGTTCTGAGACGTTTGTCTCACACCACCGCACCAATGAAACTAAAGCGCTCACGCGAGCATCGCGTCTGCCACAACTGTGGCGCTGAAATCAACAAAGGAAGCCTCTACGCTTCCCGCTCCATCACCATTGTCTCTGATCCCCAGGGGCAATCGTTCAATGGTGGGAAGGATTGGGTTCCTTTCCGCTTGACCCAAAAAGTTGCCATCTGCGAGGACTGCGCATTATGACCATCATCCGCTACGACTCAAACTCTGAAATTGACGAGCTTTTGCCTTGTGAGTATCAAGACCCTTGGCCGCCTTTGTCGGACGAGGAGATTGAAGAACGAGAACGTCAGGCCGAGTTTCAGGATTATCTGGACTCCATACCTGACAGTGCAGAACGCAACCGCAACCTCAAATGATCACCCGCCAAAACGCTGAACGCTCCATCAACCAACTGCTCTGCCTCATCCTTGGTAGTCAGAAGTCCAGAGCCTCAAACCACCTTCATGACAATCCCGCAGAACGCATTGAGTTCTGCTTCAAGCTTGTCCAACAGGAGATGGAGCAAGTTGTTCGTACCGGCGATCCTGAGGCCTTACAAAAGGGTCTCAGCGATGGTCAACGCCAGCTCTCCAGCCTTCAATCTCTCAAAACTCTCAACCAACTCATTCAAGAGGTCGAATGGTAATGCAACACTTCATGCCAATCCCTGAATCCGAATCTAAAAAGATTCAACGTGCTCTCGACATCCTCAAAGGTGTTATCGCTCGCGAAGAGAAACGCCACATGATGGATGAACATCTCACCGCTTCAATGCGAGATCTTCTCGAATCTGAAATCATTCCTCAGCTGGAAAATGAACTGGACTTCGATCCCACGCCCGAATACCTTTGGGATGACACTGGCGGTGAACCTCCAGTAACCCTGGATGAAATGCACACCGACGCTTACAACCGGAAGTACAACCGATGAGCAGCATCCTCAACGGCAACAAGTACTCCCCCGAAGGCTCTCGCGTTCCAACAGATCTGCTCCCGACTGCTATCCGCTATGAAGCAGCTCGGGCAGTCATCTTTGAAGAATGGGGTAAC